GTATGTGTATGTTATTCCTTTGTAGTCTGTTGTACCCATTTTTCATCACCTATCTTTTATTCTCCTACACGCTACCTCACTTTAGGTCGCGAATGCTCCCCTGTGCTCCGAAGAAAGTAGTCCATAGTTCTCCCATGGTTCTGTATAGTCCTTCTTGGCCCAGTCTGTTGATGGCGAACGGGTCACCAGTTTCAATGCCACTCTCAAAGTACTGCGTTGGTATTGCAGTGCTGAAGTACATGTAGTCTGTGTCGAGGAAGTACATCCTGCTGAGGGAGTCCTTTGGCATGTCCTTGGTTGGGATGATTGGAACACCGTTGTATGTAGCAACGATGAATCCGGCTTCCATACCGGGAACACCCTTGACGCCGTTGTAGGTTGGCGTGACTCTCTTCTCTTCCATGAACCTCTGTTGGGACTGTAGCAGTTGCTGTAGTCTCATCAAGGTGTCATATCCGGTCAGGATGACTTTCGGGTTTCCACCGCGCTCCCAGATTTGCTGGAAGAGGGTGTCAAGGTGGTCGAGGCTGAGCGTTCTGTTCACAGAGGCGTCAGTACTAGCATTGTCCTCTGCGTATGACCATGTGTTGGCGCTCCTGTCGATGGAGTAGATGTCGTCTTCTCCAGCAGCAGCGTGCTTTGTACCACCCGCGCCGTAGGACATGCTGGTGTTGCCAGCAGTGATTCTGTCCAACGACTCAAAGTTGTTGCCAGCGACGGTCGAGACGTCCGTTAGGAGCATCTTGTTGACCATCTCAGCGTGGTGCTTACCCATCTCTTCCTTGAGTACTGCTCGGATGTCGCCCATTCCATCGTCCCTGTCAGCGAGGAAGATTGCGGTCTCCGACATGTCGAAGGTGTGTGCAATCGTCTTTGGCTTTGCAGCAACGTGCTGGAAGGTTGGCCTCACAGTGTCAGGTAGAGTTGCGTTCTCTGCGACGCCACCGTGGAGTGAGCCTCCATTGGGCTTGGCGGTGATGACTCTCCATCCCGACCTGTCCCAAGGCTTCTTTGGAAGGATGCTGAAGGCGTTGAACTCTTGGTTCAACTGCGACCAGACCTTGCGCCCGTAGATTGCTTGGTAGGTACCAGAAGTCGTGGACAGCATAGGGCTGTCGGCCTTGAGCAACTCGCTACCGGTGTAGGAGTATCCCATTGCGTTTCCGGCACCGTAGTAGTACCTTTCCATATCTGTTATTGTGCGTACGTAGTCTCTTGCCATCTAAATCACTCTCCCCTGAAGGTTTTGTCTGCGAGGGCATGAACTTCGTCCCATGACATTCGCGCCATATCTTGTGTTGAGGGAATATCTACTACTGGTGCTGCGCTCTTAGCGATTGGAACACCGGCTTCGGCTGTACCGAGGCTGTCGATTCTCTCGTTGAGTGCACCGAGTGCTTTCACTACCTCATCGAGAGGACCGCGTGCATCGAATGCTGCTGCCTGAGCCTTGGCTATCTCGTCGTGTCGCTCTGACTGGAAGCGAGTTGCGAATGTGCTCTCAAGGCTGCCCCTGAATTCCTGCTCCATTGCTGCTGCCTTGTATACTTCGTAAGCAGCCTCGATGTCTGCGTCGGAAACCCTGTCAGCAGTTAGGAAATCGGATTTCTTGACTTCTTTTCCGCCTTTTGCATTCATTCTTGCTACGGCGTTGGTCGAGGGTTTGCCATTTTCAGACTCTCTACCGGGTGCCTGACCGTAATCTAGGTCAAACTCTTCGGGAGTGGACCCGAGGTTCGCTTTGGTGAGGTCATCGAAGTGGTGTCGTGCACCATCAATGTCAACGCCTGCGGATTTCAGGGTGTTCTCCATCCAGTCGAGGTAGTCAGAGGAGATGACGTCCGAGTACTCCTCGGATTTCTTCTTGTCATCTTCCATGGCTTCTTTCTCGTCTTTCTTCTCGTCTTTCTTCTCATCCTTGGATTCGTCTTTCTTCTCGTCTTTCATGGCGTCTTTGAGTTGAGGAGGCATTCCTTTCTCCATCGCATCTAGTCGGCCTTCAAGACGGGATAGGACATCGCCAAGTTGTGCTGTCATGTCTTCTTCTGTCATTTTTCTCACCTTTTCTTTTGTGTTATTTTCCATTTCCCCATCTTGTTTGAGTATTCTGAATGTTGCTTCTGGATTGATGCCTTTCTCGCATATCGTGATTTCATGCAGTTCTAACTTGCTGATTTCTTGATAGTCACCGTGTTTTGGGTCGCTCTTCCTGACTCGCTTGAATGCCTGTCCTCCGATGCTGAACCCACGTAGTTTTCCTTTCCGTATCTCGGCGGCAACTTCTCGTGCTTTCTCGATGTCGTCACGCAGTTGTATTACAACAAACATCCCGACATCATCGACTTCGCTTTTCCACAACCTCCCTTCACTATCTGTATATGATGGAACTACTTCGCCTACCTGTATGTTTGAGTGCGCTAGTTGGACGTTCCTGTATTTCGGTTCTTGCATGAACTTGCGAAATCCGTCCGTCAGAGCCTCCATTGTGATTAAATCGCCCTGCTTGTCAACCAGTTCGACACTTGCGTATCCAGCGACAACGAGGTCATTACCTGCTTTGAGCAGGACGATATTGTCCTCATTGAAGAGTCGCTGTTGAGATAACACACTATCACCTAACTCATTGCAATACTATATCAACTAACCGAACTATGCTCCTTGGACTTTCTCTTTCTCTTTGGGTAGTCCTCCGGCTTCTCAGGGTCCTGCTCAGGACGCTCCTTCATGTCGTAGTCTGGAAGGGTGGCCTCGTTGTTCAAAGTGGTCGGACCACGTGGGCTGGATATATCGGAGCCTACATCTATACCGAGTCCCTTGCCACCGCTCATGGGATAGTGCCCGCTCCCTGCCTTCTCCAAAGCATCGAGTGCCCTCTCTATGAGTTCTATGGCCTTGACCATCTTCGGCTTGAGGAGGATGTTCGGGTCCTTCTTCGGCTTGAGCACGCCACCGCTCTGGTTGTCTATTCTTCGCGCACGCTCATCGGTCATGCCCTCGTTCGCTCTCTCCTCATCCCAATCGGACTTGTCCGAGTCATCGGTATCGCTCGTCTTCTTCTTCGCGTATGCCTTGAGCATCTCATCGAAGGCTGGCATCCAATAACTCTCAAGGCTCTTCGCTAGGACAAGCGTGTAGTCCCTCTCCTTGAGGCTGCTCAATGCGGAGCGTGGATTCTCCACCCTGTCATCAACGATGTCGTACTTGAGTATGTCATGGTCGAAGTGCAGGATGAACATATCCTCGTCTATCTCCATGCCGAAGGGGATGTGGAATTCATCGTCCGATTTTGTCATGAGCACCCACTTAGGATGTTTTTCCTCACCGCGCATATACGTTGACTTTGCATCCCTCAGCAGTATCTTCTTGTCCTTGTTCTCGCTCTGGATGAACTTGATTGCCTCCTCAAGACCGTCCTCGTCGGTTATCCTGAGTGTGGATGGTCCGGGTATGAACACGTTCTCACGGCTGTCGAACTGCCCCCTGAGCAGTTTCATGCGCTCCCTCACATCCATGTCGGTGACGTCAGTGCCGTCATACTCCATGATGTCGAAGATGTGTATGCCGTCCGAGTTCTTCACAGCGTCAACGACGTAGTTCCTCTTGCCTAGTTTTCTGAGGCACTTGGACATCTCGGAGGATATAGACACGCTCTCGTTGTCATCGTCCTTGACTGATACGTACGTGCCTTTCCTCGTGACCTTGACTCTGTTTCCGTCCTCCATGACCGAGACAGCCCACTCACCTGTGAATCCACGTAGTTCCTCTATGTCACCATACTCAAACACCTTGTGATAGGGCTCTATCAAGGGCATCTCGCTCGGTAGGGCCTTGGAGACATCTAGCAAGTCCGATTCACCGAGTTGCCCGGTGTTCACGTCGAAGTTGCTTGATGACCTCTCAAAGTCAACACCACCTGCTGTCTGCGCCATCTGCTGCGCGGTGTCGAACGTCTGCTGACCATGAAGGGAGAGCAGGGTCTCCTCGGATACTGGTAGTAGGCTCATCCTCTCAGTCTCTCTCCCGAACTGAGGGTTCCCGTCCATGTCCGCGAAGGCCCTTACCGTGGGTGTGCCGGTCATGCTCCCATGGTGGTAAGCAAGACCGCTGCTGGAGTAGTACAGGTTGGGGGTCGCCCCGTTGACCGAGAGGATTGAGTCTATCGGTGTGTCCATACTCTGTATTGACATCGGATTCAACACCTCTTCCTGACTGAGAGTGTCCCTCATCGTATCGGGCGGCAGAGCACCGGCATCGAATGAGATTAACTGCGAGAGCAGTCTCTTACTCTTGTTCCTCTGTCTCTGCTCCAGAAGAGGCTCCCTCCCTGAGCCTTTTGCTGCTCTACCGAGACCGGGCTCGACCTTCATTCTATGGTGCTTCAAACCCAAGGACTCCATCAGCCCCTTCGTATCGAAGCGAAGCAGGTTGTTCAAACCCTGCAACTCGGTGTGCAGGGGATGTGACCTATCTCCCTCGGTTTCGCTGAGCATGTGGGAAACTATGTCATCGTGACTCTCACCTACGTTCTTGTAGGACTCGGTGAAGCCGTCGTCAACTTCAGAGTTCACGAGAGAGGAGAGCGTGGTGACCTTGGTGGCCCCTGAGTCTATGGCCTCCTGCGCCATGCGTAGATGCTCTTCATCTATGGGGAGTCCCAAGTCAGAGAGCAACTCATCTGCTTGTGTGTCTTGGTCTATCACCGGCAAATCATCGTTCATGATGATATGAGCGAGCATTGGTAAGTATCTCTGCTTGTCATTAGCGGTGACCACCTTCTGCTCCTCTGATATACCATCAGCGAGGGTCGTCGCTCCATGTGAGTCATGGCTCATGTGAAGGGACATAATCTCCGCATCATGGAGGGCCGCTGAGGTGTTTATCAGGAACTGGGAGACTCCGACTACCTCGGGGTTGAATGCGTCTGGGTCTTTCTCGACGTATCCGGGTATGATGACCTCCTTCGCTATCTTCTCTATGGCGAGCATGTCATTCATCTTCCTCACATCAGGCTCGGAGGTCCTGCCGCTGCTGAAGTTGTGGTAGGTGTAGTTGTCCTTGATACTCTTTGCCTTCATCTGTAGGATGGAGTTCTTGTACTCCTTCAACTGGTCACGGAGTTGCATCCTCCTCGACTCAAGGGATGATACTACGGAGGGTATGGGCCTCTCCTTCTCGTACTCGCTCCTGATTGAGTCCTCAAGATTGTAAATCTCGTCTTCCAACTGGTCCATGTCCTGTAGGAGCATCTCGTTCTCGCCCTTAATGGGGACGGAGGCCAAGTTTCCAGTGTAGGCCAGTTCGATGAGTTCCTCCATGGACTCTATGTTTGGATGCATGGGTGACAGGCCAGCAACCACCTCATCGAACGAGAACATCCTCTTCGATGGTCCGAGAGTCACCTTGCCTGTGTCATCCCTGCTGCCAACGACGTGGAAGCCACCCTTGCCCAATATGTGTCTATAGTGATGAGAGGCATTCGCCGCCACATGGGTGTCACTAATTTGGGAGCGTGATGCTCCTGCATGCTTACCCCAGTCTGATGTAGGGCCATTGTGCTGGTTCTCATAAATATGACGTGACATCAACAATGAGATGTCCTTCTTCTTCTCATCATCCAACTCGTGCTCCAATCTCTTCGTGAGTCCGGGTGTGATGCTGTGTTGTACGTGGTTTGCCTTCTGACCTAGATATGCGCCTTGCGTTCTATCGAAGGGAGTCATAATTTGGTTTGCCGTGTATGCATGAGCCTGTCCGGTCGCTTTGTGATGCCTCGTTATTGGTGATAAAATTCCCATCAAACCACGATTCATGTCATATCCGCTTGGTTCCATGGTGCCCATGAGTGAGTTCTTATCATCGCCAATCTGACCGAGGAGAGCGAATAGTGCCTCCAAGTGAGTTGAGTCGCTGAGGCCAAGGTTCCCTCTCATGTAGGGTCTGCTCCAATGGGACTGACCGCCGAGGTGGATGCCGTTCGACTTGATGTAGTGCCTCTTCTCTTTGTCCGTTAACTTGCTTGAGGTCGGTCCTATGGTGGAGTTAAACGCAGTCAGTGCATTGCCTATCTCCGCTATCCTCGGTGATATGTATTGTGAGTCTGCTATGACCCCACTCAAACCCTGCAACTCATCCTCCTCAAAGTATGGATTCTCCTTCTCTGCCTTGAGCAACTCGCTTATCGGATGGGACTTCTCAGTGTCTATGAAGTCGTAGAAGTCCTCAGTAGTCACGCTGCCGTCCGGTTTGTTGTATCCCAACTCGTCCTCAAGAGCCCTCAAAGCGTAGAGCAGTGGCTCCTTTCCTTCTTGATTAGGTGACTCCCTCATGAGGCTCTTTAGTTTCTTCCTGTTCTCAGGCCCGTAGATTGGTAGTCTCTTCAAGGTCTCACCTTCACCCTCAAACAACCCAAGTCGCTCGTTTATCCCCGACAGGAATTTGTCTCTCAACGTGCCATGCTCGGGGTCATTGATTGAGTTCAGGGCATTCATCATGGCTGTCGAGTCGAATGGTGCGCTCTCCTGTGTCTCCTTGTGCCTGTGCATGTTCGGTATTGAGCGATGTGACTGTCCCACCACCCAGTTCAACTCAGGCGCTGCCCTCATCATCATGTTTCTCTTGAACCTACTCAGAGGCACCTCATGACCGTCTGAAAGTTTGACGTTGTACTCCTCCGGGTTTGTCGATGAGTTCTCCGCCAAGTGCTCTATCACCTTGGTTCTCTCAGTTGGGTCCAACCACTCAAGGCCCATGTGATAACCAAGCCATCCTAGTTTATGCGGGTGCTTGACCGTCACACTCTCCATGGTATCGCTTCCATATGTGTCTTCCATCATCGCTTGAATGTCCTCTTCCTTGAGTCCTGCTTGTGTGAGTTGCTCACGCACCTTCACCTTCTCATCGTAGTTGGGTAATCCCACCTCATCTATTGTCTGCTCAAAGACGTCGTTCTGACCGCTCCATAGTTTGGCGGCATCATCGAAGTGGGCCTCCCTCACATCACGCTCAGTTCCTCCTTCTTTCATGATGGAGTCAACGGTGCTCATGTTGTTATTCCTCCACTTCTGATATGCCCTCTCATACAACTCGTCTTCGTGGGACGCACCACCCTTGCCCTTGCTCAATGGACCGAGGAAAAGATGCCTCTTGTCTCCCTCTTGACCGATGCCCGATATGACGGGATTGTCCTTGTAGTCTGTTTCATGTGCCCTCTCGGACTCAGCCCAAGAGCGTGCAGGTGAGTTTTCCTCGTCGTCAGGTAGGTAGTAGTCCCTGAGCATCTCGATGAAAGCAGGATACCCAGTTCCGGGGTGCTTCATGAGAAGTGGGTGCACGTCCTTGGACCAAGGGTGGTTGTCAGTCTGACTCTGCTGCTCTATCCTCTCAATCTCATCACCGGGTGCGCGACTCGTGAGTTCGGGCCACTTTGAGTGCATGATGTTGAAGTCGTTCCCATGTGAGAATCTTCCAGTCAACCTGTGCTTGGCTCTTTCAAGCCCTATGGTGCGTGTGGCAGTCTTGTCTGCACTTTTCAAAACAACCTCCAACAAGGGTGTGAATACGTCATCCCCTATCTTGATGCCCTTGTGTAGAAGGTTGCTCTCAGCCAGCAGGTACTGCTCCCTCTCGTAGTCAAAGTCGCTCTGGGAGAGCACTGACTTCAGGAGTTCATTCCGGGCCTGTGTGAATATCTCGACGTCATCCTGCTGCAAGGCATTCACCTCCCTCCGAGGGAGGCTGCTATTCTAGTGGGGCATGCATCGAGGGACTCACCGCTATGGTCTGGGTTCAAGCATCCTGTGGCGGAGGTTGCACCGCACAATTGACAATTATCTGTCTGTTCTATTCCCTTTATGACTGCAACCCAACTCAACTTCATCCCTCCGTGAGATGACCCTCGACTGGATTCTCGTGGGTATTCATCTTAGCACGTAGAGCCTCAAGGTTGACTGACATGGATGTCGCTCCCTTGTTGGCGACGTCATCGGAATCAAGGAGGGACTGGTTGGTCTGATACTGTGCGTTGAAAGTCTGACCGCCTGACTCAGACATGAACTGGACGCCTCCGGGTCGAGTGTCGAACGCCTGTATTTTGTGCTGCTCACCCTTCTTCATCGTACCGTACTTCTGCACACAACTGTCCTTCATCATGCAGTCACCGGCCTTGTCCAACTTGCCGCCGCAACTGGGGCACTTGTCAGCCTTCTGCACACCTTCACAACTGCCCTTCATCATGCAGCCACCGGCCTTGTCCAACTTACCACCGCAACTGGGGCACTTGTCAGCCTTCTTCTTCTCGTCCTTGCTACCTTTACCATCGGCTGCGAATGCAGGGACCTTCTTCCCGTCATGCTCGACCATATCCAACTTCTCTGCTTTAGTAAGCAGGGATTGGGCTTTCTCTAGCATGTTAGCAACCTCGGTTGAAACTTCTTGGTATCTCGGTCTCATCTAATACAACTCCTTCGTCTCTTGGTATTGAGATGCCATATCGTGTATTTGTGCCCACGACATGTTGTGCACCTCTTCGTTTGTGTATGTGGGCAGTGGGCCGTTTGAGTTTGATTTTGCTAGGATGCTATTATCAGGTAGTTCACCACGGAAACCGTCTTGGCTTACGTTCTCGGTGAATGGCGTGCGCATGGTGACGTACCCGGCCTTGCGTAGCATCTTCTGTGGAGTCTCCAAGTTCGTCTCCATCTTCATGATGCGAGAGTCCATCTCTTCCATCTTGTTGATTAGCATCTCCATGAGTCTCTGTGCAGGGTCAACCTGTGACTCATCGGACATGTGCTTCACTCCGACCATCGACCGAAGGTACCGCTCACGTTTCTCATGTTCGTGTTGGTTCGTGCGGGAATGACTGTTCCCTTCAGAACTTGTGGACGTGCGGAGGGGTCTAGTTTTGCTCCCCTCTCATTGAACTTCATGATGGGAACCCCACCTGCGAATTGCTGGACTCCATTGTAATCAACCACGTTCTCTGACTTGCGTATCTCACGTGTGATATCCGTGTTGAGGTAGTCTGCATATTTGACTATCTCAGAAAGATGGAAGCGAGATGAGGCAGCGTCGTTGCTCTCAAGCGCCTTGTTCAAACTGTCCATATGGACAGACATTTTTCTAGCCATTGGGTCCATTTTGTGTAAGTCCATAGCGAATACCTGCCTGTTCCACATGGGCCTCATTATTTAGTTTAAGCGCCTCTGAGCCTTCTAGCGTCGGAAATTCTCTTCTGATTTTGCTGTGCCATTGTGGCTTGCGGTCCACGTTGCTGCACGCTGCTGATGGGTGAACCTGAACCCATACTTGTACGATTTTGCGGAGACGGCATTCCCCTGTTTCTTAGACCGACGCCCTGACCGCCGGGAACTGGTGGTGGGACTGGCATACCGGGTGGACCTGCACGTGGTGTGCCGGGTGGCATCGCCCCCGGAGGTATGCCCGGTGGCATACCGGGTGGCATACCCGGAGGCATGGGTCTACCCGGAGGCATACCGGGAGGCATACCGGGAGGCATACCGGGAGGCATACCGGGAGGCATGCCCGGTGGCATACCGGGTTGTGCACCGGGTTGTGGCTCAGGCTGCTTCTGATAGATGAAGCGAATATCCCTCTCGCTTCCCTCTTCCAGCATCTCAGGCTTGTAGCCGAGCATCATCATGCGCTGTGCGAGATTGACCTCCATCTCATCTCGGCGGAGTCTGGTTATCTCATCCTCCTCCTCGTTTGGATAGAGAGTGAGTTTCCAGTCCGTTACGCCCATCTCCTTGAGCATGCGCGGGAATAGTACATCTGTGTACACCTTCTGACCGAACTCGACGGCTCTGTTGGTGACGAGAATCTGCATTCCCTCGTTGTTCAGGCCACCGCTCTTGCCGTTGTCTATCATGAATATGTTGCTGACGCCGTAGAAGGCGGACATGCGTGCGCGTATCTCATCGCGCACAGCGATGTACTGCATCTCTTCCAATGTGTCCATGAACTTGACCCAGTTGACTCCGCCTCTCCCCGTAGCCGATTCTATGCCGACCTTCGGGATGTAGTGCGGGTCACGCTCCATCTTCTCATCGACGGCCTTCCAGAATGACTTCATGGATTCCAAGTTGTCAGTGGTGACAGAGATGATTCCCTTGGGCGACCTTCTCTTCTGATATGCGGTGTAGAGATAGTTGTCCATCGCTGTGAGTGTCATAGCCTGTCGCCAAAGCGTGTTCACAGGGCTCTTGCCGTACAACTTGGATGGATTGTACTTGCTGATGTGTATGACCTCCCCCTCAAGGAAGTACTGGGTCTTGCCGCTACCTGCCATGTTCACATAATGCACGTCTTGCATCTTGTTCCCGCAGACCTCGCATGACTCCTCCTGACCGGGATATGCCACTTGGTCACGGTGTATGGGACATACCTTGTACCTGCCACCGCGAACACCACGCTTGTCTGAGACGATACGCATGAAGATAGGGTCACCGCGAACGACCTCTTTCACACGGTAGAACAGAATCTCGCTAGTCTCGGGGTCAACGTTATACTCCTTGATGAGAATGAGAAAGCCGTCATCCACGACATTCAGGTCGTGCTCCACCTCTTGCAGCACGTGCATGAAGGACTGCTCCATTGAGTTGGTCTGTCGTAGCAGCCACTTTGGGTAGATGAGTTGCTCGATTTCAGGCGCTCTCACAGGTCCCTCGCACAACTTGCACACATCCACATTGTCGCTGTGCTCCTCCCCGCACGACGTGCATACGCGTTGGAACCTCTTCTCCCAGTAGTATCCCCTCCTGAATATCTCCTGAGATAGTTTGGAAACTATGGTTCGTAGAACGAGATTCTCATGCGTCACAGCATAGAGTGCTGGTATGGTGATGCCCTGAGCCATTACTGGTTCCTGTATGCCGGTGGTGTAGAGCGGCATCGTTGGCTCAGGAGTGCTGCGCCTTCGGAAAGGCTCGGAGAGAGCCGATAGGAAACGAGAGATTCTGCTGCCTTCTTCCTCTGCCATCACAATCCCTCAGACCATTTTGTTACCGTATCGGCATCTATTCCCCATTCAGCGAGTAGGGCGTCAGACTTGGTTGTATCGTCTGACCAGTTCCTATACTTGACCACTTTCATCAACTCCTCCTTCCGTACTTTGTCTTCCTCATTCAAATATGCTAGGACGGCTCTCGCTTGAGTTTTCTTCATCTGTAGATGTGGTTCAAGAGCAGTTAGAAGTTTGCGAATGTCTGCCTTGGAATAGAACTGTAGTCTATGCTGGCTTCTCTGACTGTCCTTGTACACCTTCTGGTCCAGTTGCAGTATGCCGCAATCGAGAGTCTTTCGCAGATGCTCGCAATGAGCGCGACCTCTGGTGCCAGTCGCTATGAAACCGGCTCTGGGCTCACCCCTCCCTGTGATGGATATGTAGCCGTCTGCATCTAGGAAACCGGCAGCGTATGCGATTGGGTCCTTCAGTATGAGACCGGAGGAGTCTGCCTTGACGAATGTTGACCTGCCTGCTCCGTCCATGATATCGACCTCCTCCCCGTACATGGAGAGAATCTTCGCTAGTTTGTTGCTGGTCATGCTCTTGGTCGTGAGGTTCTCCTCATGCAGTCTCTCGTAGATGCCACGTGCTGTCATCGCGCCGTTCTGCTCTAGGTACTCAGATGCCTTCCTCACCATGAGCGCGTCCTTCTCTGATAGACGGTCTATCTGGTGTAGGGTGTTCTTCCACATCATCTTGGCATCCCTCCTACCTTGCATGGCCTTGACCCAAGCGTCCTTCTCATCATCTCCCCATACATCATCGAACTCCTCAAGTTTAGCGAGTATCTCCTCTGACATCTCCCACTGCCTGAATGAGCGCAGCAGGTTCACCTTGCGTGTGTCAGCGAACTTCCTGAGTGCCTTCATGTCACGCTCGGACGGGGAGAACGCTCTGACTATGCGTGAGTTGTCCTCCAACCAGTCGTGCATCTTGATGGTGTTCTCAAACTCAAGCGCCTTGATTGTCCTGATATCCTGAATCAACTCATCTATGTCGCCCTTCTGGTCCTTGTTGGTTCTCCTGCTCTTTCTCAGACGCTTGACAATATCGTTGGCAGTGCATCCCATATGGGACTCAAACCATCCGTCTCCCGTCTTTGAGAACATTCAACTACACCACATTGCACTGTTTTCATTGCAGTCATTGATGTATGTGGTATTGTTATTCATGGTACCATCCACCCGCTACTCTTCGCATCCGAGTCAAACCAATTATCAAAGTTATCCATCACATCGTCCAGCAGGACTACTGTTCCCTTGAACTCCTTAGTGGCCCAGTTGGCGAGCGCTAGGCTCATAGCCAAGTCGTCATTGACGCCGACGCTCTCCAGCCTGCCGTTCTTCTGCATTCCGAAGCGATTCAGTTCCTGCTCGACCTTGTGCGTGTACTCACGGCTTCTCTCATTGCCGTACGGGAGTTTGATTTGCCCCTGTTCAAACGCAAGGAGAAGCGACATGAACAGTGACTCTTTCTTTGTACGTGTGGTCATGAAGACCCTGATTGGCATGTCTGATGCCATCTCCCTCATCTCAGCCTCCAGCATTCTCTGGAAGTTGTTCCCCTCAAGTTCTATGAGGTCGGGTTGAAACTTGTTGTTCAGGATGACCATCATCCTCTTCTGAGCCAATGAAGACATACCACGCTCATGCACGACGTGCACAATCTGCTTGATGTCCTCATCAGGCAATGTCCTCATCACAGTCATGGCTGTGAAGTCAGCGTTCTTGTCGGAGGATATGGCGGGGTCATGCCCGATGAAGTGCTGTCCCCACACACCGTCCGGCTCCCCCTCCTCGTTGTAGTTCGTGTCTGCCCTGTCGAGCAGGACCAGTTCACGGTCCCTTGCATTCTCAAGTATGTCCATCGGGAACATGCTCGCCACGTCGTGTATGGGCTCGCACAGGTACTCGCGGCTGAACTGTATCGCAGGCATGGAAAGACGCCTCTGCTCAAGAGAGTCCAAATCCCAACGCTCGGGCCAAAGCGCCACTCCCTGTGCGTTGATTGCCGGGTAGGTCTCGACCTGAAACGTCTCCTTCTGCTCCAACTCCGCATACAGGTCGTTGTAGGAGAACGGTGTTCCGACCATCATCAGTCGGCTGGTGTGGTGGAGGACGGGGAGCAGGACGCCGTAGAACCAGTCTGCCGTCCTCTGCAACTCGGTCCCGCTGGTGCCCCACAGGATGTCGTCGCACACAACGACGTCGGGGTGGAAACCACGAGTCGCACCGCCCACCGACTTAGCCATGATACGCGAGCCGTTCGTGAACTCAAAGTAGGACTTGGCCCAAGGCTTGCCCTCGGGCTTCAGACTCCTTAGAATATCTGTGCTGTCGATGTTGTTCCTGATGAAGCGCATATGCTCTAAGGTCTGCTCCAACGAGTGGGAGAAAATCATGATGTGCGTTCCGGGGTTGAACGCCGCCAGCCACAGCGCGTACGACATGAAGAACACGGACTTGCCATGGTCACGAGAAGCCTTGACGCAGTAGTACTGATTCTTGTCGAGACCCGTGTCCCAAGACTCGTGATGGTTGCTGAACATGAATCCGAGCACGTCAACGAAGAAGTAACGGAACGACTTCTTGCACATCTCCCGGTCCATCTCTAGGACGAACTGCTCCATGTCCTCCGTGGGCACGAATCATTACCTCCCAGTCACCTTTACGTTATCTCTTCTGAGTCCACCAAGATTAGTTTCCACATCTTCGTTATCGTCATTTTCTGCTAGAGCGTTTTGGTCTTTTAGTGCTTCTTTTGCTTCTTCACTTGATATTGCATTTAAGCGAGTATTAGCGGCTTCAACAGGATTCGGTGATGCATGTCTATTATCACCAGTGCTTGCATTAGGTGATGCAGGACTTGTTGGACTATCGAACTCACCCAAGGTGGTCTGCCTCTGCTTTGGTTTCCCATAGTTGTCAATGTAGTTTCCAAGCCCGCCTAGATACCTCTCCGCTGGTTGTGCCAAACCGTATGTCGTATACCCACTTAGACCAGCACGACCGAGTGCGGTGAGACCATCGCTTTGATTGTCATCTGCGAGACTGCTGAGTGCGCTCCAAGCAGCAGCGGCAGGTGCGATGTACCTACCTAACTGAGCGCCCATTTGTCCATATCTTCCAAGGCCCATTCTCTCCTCATCAGTAAGACCGCCACTGCTATTGAGATTGATTTGTGGCATGAAACTGCTACCTGTAGCAGCCATTCCAATATCAGGTGCCTTCCTGATGACGTAGACCTTGCCCATCTACTCACCCCCGAACGTGACCTTGACGACCTTGACCAACTCCTCGGGGTAGCCGAAACTCTTGGTGAGCCTCTGCCAGTCGCCCTTGGCGCTGTAGATGAGGCGTATGTCCTGCGGCGCTATCCCCATCTTCTTGGCGAACGTCGAGATGTCGTGCTCGGAGGCTATGGACAGCGAGGATGATTTGTTCATCACACCGTCATCGAGACGCGCTTCGCGCATCTGTAACGACTCCATGGCCTTGACCAACCTGTCCTCCGACTTCATGTAATCTGTGAGTTGAGTCTGCACAGGGGTATTTGGTAATACCTGCATCGTATCTCTATATTGGCTGACTTGTGTTGGTGTGTATGGACGTGTACGTTCCGGAAAGGGTGATTGGAGTATCCTCTGTATCTGCTCGTCACTGAGTTTTGGTAATTTTGCACGTGCAGCGAGTATATCAGGCGTCATGGACCTCATGGGCGGTCGCACCATCTGTGTCGTGTCCTGTGCAGGTGCGGCTTGTGCAGGCGCGGCCTGTGCAGGCGCGGCCTGTGCAGGTGCGGCTTGTGTAACCGGTGGTTGTGTGATTTGTGCAGATTCGGATGGTTGTGCCGTATCGACGTACGATGGTTCGTTGAGCGGTGAGTATGGTATGTGCTCGGGAACCCCCTGACCGCTGACATTCAGCCTGATGCCTCCTGTTGGTATCGCTGTCGTGGGCAGTTCCTCGGGCACGCTGAAATCGGTGTTCTGACCCATGCTGTCTGCGATGTACTTGCCCATGGCACTAATCATGCTTCTAATCATAGGTGCTTGTGCCCTTGATTTCTCATTGAGTTTGATACCGTGTTTATCAAGCAACTCAGGTGGGATGGGGGTGTGCCTCAACCTTGAGTTCGCCTCGCCCTCTCCAGCCTCCTCATGGATACCGCTCAATAGAGCAACTGCTCCCATGTTGCCCATGTTGTAGTGGGAGCCGGAGCCCCTCTTCCCGGTCTTGGCTGTTCCTATGTACCCGCGGAGCCCCTCAAGGCCGAGTGAGTTCTCGTCCTCCTCTCCTGTGTGTAACTCCGTGACGGCATTCGCTAGTTTCTTGTGGAATGACTTTCCAGTCGTCCTTCCGAAGAGTTTCATGAATGCAGGGTATCCCTGTAGGTGGTTCAGTAGTGCTTCCCTCTGTTCTGGACTTGCCAGTATTCGCGAGAGTGGGACTTGCCCAATCATGGCATCATTGAGTTCTGGGTGTTCAAGGAAATTGATGGTCTGCTTGACGGTTTTATTCGCTAGTGCCTGTCCTATGTAATCTGGATGGCCCGAGGCACCGAGGAGCATCTCACGTACCGCACCTGCGGTGCCTCCTTCTCCTTTTCTCGTCTTACCCACCCTCTGCATGAAGAACTCATCAGGAAGGTGGTCGAGGAAGGCCACCCCATGCATGTTGTCGAATAGCCTCTCAACTGGGAAACCTGCTTGCTGCAACCTGTCGATAGTCATGTTGGTACCGCTCGCCCCTCTCCTCCCACCATGACCTGTTGGGTCTGTGAATCCCATCCTATACTCCTCTCCACTCGGTGATGTTCCGTATGACATCCAATCGCTCTTGATATGAGGATAGAACAGGTAGTTCATCGGGCTCTGTGGATTCTTATGCTCACCGAGTTCCTCCTCGCTCAGACCGAGTTCGCTCTGCATTATCTCCCTGAGAGCATCACCGAAGTGTATGGCTCCCGAGTCGATGAAGGTCCCGAGTCGATGGTCGTCACCGTGGTAGTTGGTGTAGTGGGTTATCTTCCTCTTATTACCGTCATGTGTGATGTAGTGCTGCCTGTCACGCCTCGTGTCCTTTCCTTGATACTGTGATACGCCTATCTTCCTGTGCTCTGGGCTGTAGAAGCCCTGTAGGTGATTGTCCTCCGGGTGGTCCTCGTTCGTCTTTGCTATCGCCGCGTTTATGAGTTCCACTGGGTTAGCATTGATACCCTTCGATGCTAGGAACTCACCGAGATTCCTTGCAGCAGCGTCGATTGGGTGGTAGAACGTGCTTCCAGTCTCTTGGTGGTGATAGGCCATTTCTCCGTGTTTACCCGCCTTCGGAACACCGGGTATGAGATTGCCGATACCGGTATCAGCGTTGCCATGCGTACCTGTGTGAGCGACGGCAGGTGCATCCATGATTCCTCCCATGGCACCCATGGCCTCAACGGGTGGGTGGGTCTGAGGACGTCTCTCCCCATCCCAGAATAGGTAGTTGCCATCGCTCTTGCGAAAGTAGTACGGGCTAATCATGCTGTAGGACCCCCGCGATGCTCGGGGTGCACACCGAAGGCACGTGAGTCATTCGTGGCGTCTTCTGTGCCCCCTTCAGGCCGCGAGGTGTTGTTGAAAGTGTTAGAGCGGTGCTTCGGCTTGTCCTCTCCAGCACCGTTCGTGTCCTTGGTTCCCATGCCCTTGCTGGTGGTGTCTTTCGTTCTTAGAGCCCTTCTCATCTGCCTGATGAGCGCTCTGAGTTCAGCCTTGTCTGAGAATGACATCCCCCTCGCTTTCATGAGGGTGGACCAAGCATCATCCATGGGCTCGCTCATGGCGAAGGCCATAGGGCTGCTCTGCTGATTCGATACTGCCATGGCTTGCATACCCGGATTACCACCGCGAAGTCCCATCCTGCTGACTCCTGATAGACCGCCTCCCGGCGTTCTTGGTCTTCTGAGGTGTGGGCTGCTGACTGCTCCCGACATCCTAGGTGCGTGTATCCTCGGTTTGCTTACAGAGACACCGGGGAGTCTACCACCACCGGTCTCACCTGCGAAGTAAGAGCGCTGCCCGTATCTCCTCTGGGATGCTGTTGGGTTCCTTATGTTCCCTATTCTCCTCCTAGCCTCCTGTTGCCCAAGATACTCACGATATGCCGCAGGGTCCTTGGACTTGGGTTGCTTGACTGCCACACCACGGTGCTCCATCTCAACTGCCTTCGGAGCGTCCATCATACCAGTTAGTTTGCCTCTCTTGACCCCTCTTCTCTGCGCCTTCGCCCTTCTGTTCGTGGCGCCCTTTGGACCTAGCGAGCCTCCCGGTGGTGCGTCGAACTGACCTGTGGATGGTCTCCATTCACGACGTGCCTCGTCCTTCCTCTGCCTATCGACGTTCATCTCCTTCAGGAGAGTGGACCATGCGTTGTCCATAGCCTCGCCCATGGCGAACATGTTTCCTCCAGCGGCACCGGGTCCTTTCGCTCCCATAGCCAAACTGGTCATGAAGCCGCCGTTGCCGGGTGGTCCCGTTATCGCTGACAACTCACGGTCTGCATCGATTTTCTCAGAGTCGTCAACCCTCTCGTCCTCTTCGGGCGGAAGGTCGCTCGGTCGTATCTTGATATGCTTGACCTTGCTTCTCTCCCTCTTCTCCCGCTCCTTCTTGCGCTGCTTCTTCTCGTAGCGCTCGTCACGAGCCTTGCCATCCTCGGGAGAGTACGTATCCTCCTCGTGATTGTTACGGTACATGTGGGAGGATTCAGACCTCGGATTGTACATTCGGGTCTCGCTTCCACGGCCCATCATACCCTCGGTCATGCCTCTACTCCCGCGTACACACTTATTTCATTTTTGAGTCTGCTGGAGAGTCCCTCGTAGAACTCCTTGACGAAAGACGGGCTGACGAAGCACCTTGCCATCGAGTCGCAGAGAAACTCAAAATTCGACAGTTCCTTCATGAGTTTCTCGCGTATCTCAAAGACATCGCGAGGCTCATCGGTGTCCTGTAGATTCTTCATCAGGTCCACTATCTTGAATATGCACTCGGTGTTGTCCAAACCTCTCTTGAAGTTCATCATCGAGTAATGGTTGAATCTGTCAACCACATTGACGCAGTAATCCAAGAAGAGAGGCAGGTCCGTGTCATGGAGGTTGTAGGAGGAGACGTAATGCCTATGACCGGGGTGGGATATCTGCATCAGGTCACTGATTGATATCAAACCTCTTCCTCCTGCTCAAGAAGTTGTGCTCTTATCCTCTTCCACGTCTCAGGGGACTCCTTCGACAGTTCGACCTTGAGCACGTTGATTGTCTGGTTTATCTGCGGGGTATCACCGGATGTTCCCCATTGGTCGTTCATCTTGAGTAGGTCCTTGATGGTCTCACGGACTTCTTTGTGAAGACCGACCGCATCACGCACGAAGCCGTCCTCGTGCACGCTCGCCTCGTCCAAGTACTCGTTCAACTTGCTGTTGAGTCTCTCCACATTGTCACGAAGAACGTTCATCTCACTGCCTACTTGTATCGCTACCTCAGTAGCGGCAGACCTCTGCACAAGCGGTTGGAAGTGGAACTTCATGTGATGGAACACGCTGTTCTCAGCGATTCCCAGTTCCTCCGCTATCGCATCTGACTCAGAGCCGTCAGCGAAGAAACGCGACTCATACTCGGCACGCGTTGGATGTGTGCATAGTTTGCATGATGGATTGGCCGCCATGTGATACTCTCCCATGTGGTTCCTGAAGTGCCTGTCCGCTGTGTTCGTGCGCCATGACATCTCCTTGTCAATCTGCTTGGCGGTCATCTCGCCATTCTTCATGGCCTCCTCGTAGATGGCTCTGTCAGGATGCATGCAGAATGCGCATGAGCGCTTTGTCACTGGTTCGCCCACGTAATGCCATACAAGGGATGTTTCATAATCCTATCTTGTTATTCGTGCGTATACAGTGGTTAGTAGTATGAATGAGACGAATACACCAACGAGGTACCAAGATGTCTCAGCAGATGTCAAATCGTTGCCTTTGAAAAGAAGAATACCTATGCCTACTAGAATTGCGCTAATTAGTTGCACCATAACCATATCGATAATCACGCTTCTCTTAGGAGACATGATTTGCATGGAGAGGTCTGCTAGTGGTCGTGGTATGTAATCGGGGCTACCTATCATTTCATTCACCTAAATCCGAAGGCTGAGCGCACAGCGCTGCCGACACCGCTGCCGACTGTCTCAAGCATGGTCGTGTCAGCGAGTGCGCTGTTCAACATGCCCTGCATGAGAGACTGCTGTGATAGAGCGATTATCCTGTCGCGCTCCTGCATGGCTACGGTTACAGTCTGCTGTGATATGTTCTGCATGTTGTTCAACTTGGAGATGATGTTCTCCGAGGATAGCGTCTGCAAGTCAGAGGGCAGAGAGGCCACATCCAGTGATATGGTGTCATCCTCAATCTTGAATGTGGAGTTCTTTAGGACATTGAGCAGTGAGAAGGCAGTGATGTTGGCTATCATCTCAACGAAGAGCGGCATGTTCTGCGAGATGATGAACCTGTCAATAGGCTGCATTGTATTCATCATGGCGGAGAGTATCTCAGCCTCGGACGGTGGAGCGATAGGAGCATTGTACTGGTTCTGCATACCAAGGCCCGAGCCTCCCATCATTCCAGCCATGAACGGATTGGCCTGCTGTGATTGCCCCATTGGCATCTGACCCATTGGCAAACCACCTGCGGCTGCCATGCCGCCTGTTGCGGCTCCTAGACCTAGAGTGCTCTGCGTCTGTGCTCCTGTTAGGTTTATCCCGACCATTACTGATTCACCGCCTGTTGCTCAACCGCAGGGGGGATTATTGTTTGAGGCTGCTGGTTCATCATCGCTGTGAAAGCGGGAGTCGGTTGGGACGCCTCTATAATCTCCTTCTGAAACATCCTCATGTCGAATTGCACGATTGTTATGTCATTGTTCCCTGTCTGCGGATTCGGTATATGCCACACGTTGATGCCCTTGGTCTTCTGCGCGTCCTTCTCTATCTCTTGGAAGAATGGCTCGTACTTCTGCACGATTGAAGGTGACGGTGTGGAGTTGCCTGCGAGGGATGTGACTGGTACAGTGACTAGACTGACACCTCTCTTCATCTTGTCACGGAAGCGACTTGGTTTCAACTCGGCCTCTCTCTCCTCCTCTGCCTCCCACTTGCATAGTAGGTGATACAGGTGAAGATGCTCCGGGCAGTATGTTCCTTTGAGGGTCCTACCGCTGGTAACCCCGCTCCTGACTAGGAAAGCCTCAGTCTGTCCTGAGATTGGATTCTGCCAGTACATCTCCCACAGGCTTCTGCCTGTCTCCTCGTCTGTTATACGTGCGTAGAGATTGTCATACTCTATGAGTTCCTTGACATTGCAGCCATCCACGACGCATACACCACTGTCCTTGGTGTATCTGTAAGGGCTGCCGAACCATCTTCTAGGGTCGAATATGGACCTCTTCGCCGGTCTGAGCAACTTGTAGGCCTGCTTGATGTCCTTTCTCCTAGCCTTCCTAGGGTCTGGATGGGTGCTTGGATAGAAGTTGACCTTCGGGACCTCTATGTTCTTTCTCTGTGCAATCTGCTGCATCTGCTGCTGTGCGACTTGCTGCTCAAGCAGCGCAGCGTGGTTGAACTGCGGGTTTCCCTGCTGTGCCAACGCCATGATGGCAGCCTCATTCACATTTGCGAGGGAGGGACGGGGTTGCAGATTTTGCCCAGTCATGGTTCGATACATATTATCGGGAACGTCGAGTACCATCGAATCACCCTTGAGGTATCACCTTGATGAACAATTCCCCATTTTCGTCTGAACCCACTTTCCACTCCAGTTTGTCACCCGCTTGGAGTCCAAATTGCGATACTAACCACATTGGAACTGTGCATCGCACGCTATTGGAGCCCCCACCTGTTGGCACGAGAGTAGTCTTGCTTCCCCCACGTGCCATGTGCATTCGCACAGGGTCTTTATTCAAAAAGGTCACTCAAGAGGTCAAGAGTTCAATCATGGTGGGTTCGACGTTCCAACCGACTCTAGTAGCCATGAAAGAGCGTTTTGTGGGTATACCTGCCTTCTGCAATCTGATGAGGTCATCTCGGAAGGGGTCGAATATCTTGTGCTCGCCTATCCTACCTTGAGGCCACAGTCTCGATGCATCCTTGTCGAAGAATCGGTCTGCCTTGTTGGCAACGAGCATTATCCTCTTCGGAACGTAGTTCTTGCCCTTCCACCTGCTTCTGAGGGTACGATACCTGTATCCCCTGTTTATCAGCGTGTCAACTAGGAATTTGAAGCCCGCTATCTGCTCTATGCCGTTGTTCCTGAATGCCCTCTCATCGAACATGTAGACTACAGCCTCGACCTGTCTCGCAACCATGTCCTCCACCCATAGGTTCCAGAACCTGTCCTCGCCGCCTACATCAGCGGAGTGAACCAGTCTCTTCTCATTCTTCCAGCCAACTCTCTTTCTAGTGGGCTTAGGCAGCATGTAGTTCATGAGCAACTTGTAGTGCTTCGTCCTCTCGGACTCCGGTATGTCCTCCATCTCACCGGGGGTGGTCATGTAGCGGTCCAATGTGGTCTTGCCGACCATGCTGGTACCGTAGATGCCCACTTTTCTCGGACGCCACGAGTTGTAGAGGTGCTGCCCCCATAACGCTGCGCCGACGAGAGCGCTACCTGCCATCGTCATACAGGCACCAACCCGATGAGCCATTCACCCAACTCACCGAGTTTGTATACCGACCACTCTACGGTCATGGCCCAGACATCCTCACCTGTGTAATGTTGGAAAGCACTGGTGCTCAATGCAGCAGCGGCGCTGAAGATGATTGTCCTCAACCAGCCGACGCCCCATTCATAGGTGTTGTCGAATGTATTAGCCAAGTGCATGGCTCGGAGTGTTTCCTCGACGGAATCGTCCTTCGGGGTCTTGAAGATGCGTCCCATCATTCTTCACCGCGACCTTTCTTGTATCTAAGGTCAGGGGTACCATCCTTCTTCAATGGTGGAGAAAGTTTGTCATCAAGGCTCCTTGGTGCGATGAAGGTGTTGCTGTCGGGGATGTTGGTAGCCAATGAGTCGAGTCCGAGACTCATGGGACCTGTGGATGTCATGATTTGCGATGATGGTTGGGTTACACTTGATTGTGTGGCAGCCCAAGCCTCCGGGTTCTGGGAAAACATCGCTAGTTCCCTCTGCAACTGCATTTCCTGTATCCTGAGTTCCATGTCTATCCGACGCTGCTCATGCTCGGACTGTATGCTTCGGAGGCGCATGTCACGGTCCCTCTGCATGTTCTGCTGGTTGACCCTCTGCATCATGCCCTGCTCAAAGAACATCTTGAACAGGTAGTAAGCGAGCACCTGAACGGCCAAGGCCGCCATAGAATACGTCATACCATTCACCCAAGAGTCACCTGTAGAACCGGCAGGCAACCAGATGCCCGAGTCGAAGACCCCGACTGCTACTCCGATTAGCGCTGACTGCGCCAAAATCAAACCTGTTAATCTCAATTCACTGCTGTCTACTTGTCCGTCTCGATTCCAATCCATGTGACTGACCTCGTGCTAACCCACGTGAGGGGTCACCTTAAGAGTTTTTGAGGCTGTATAGAGGATGTTTACAATATTTCATTATTCATTCTATAAGTAATAATTAATATTATTGTCATTAAAGGAATAATGGAAACATTGGATTAATCACATTCCTTGCTCCCTGAGCATCCGAGCCTGACGAATCCTCTCCATACTGCTGGCATTTGGGTCGGTCATCGGCGCTCCCTGTGCCCTCATCGCGGCTAGTGCCTCTGCTCTCGACACGAAGTTGCCGCTGCCCGGTGGCATCTCCACCATATCTATGACCTCCTCCTTCAGCAGCCGGAAAGCAATGTCGAAGGGATTCATCTGACAGCCACCCTTCTGAGCGTGCCTTTGTCCTTGAAGTGCCTCGCTCTGTTGGAGTGCTCGGGCTCAAGCGTCAACCTGCCGCCCTGCGTGTGACTGACATCCATATGGTCATCAGTGCCGTAAATGCCCCTCTTTCGTCTCTCAGCGTGGAGTTCGCGCTGGTACTTGCGCCGCTCGGGCGTCTTCTCGTACTGCTTGTCATACTCCAACTTGCGCCTCATGGCCTCGGGCGACTTGCGCTCCTTGATGAAACTGAAAGCGAGGTCCATCTTGTCGAACTGGCCCAAGGAGGTCTGAGTCATGTCGCGTGAGTCTGTCGGCGTCGTGAGTTTCGGAACCTTACTCGGTTGGACGGTCTCACCTGTGATTGCGTCTGTGGATGGCATGTTGTAGAGGTTGCCGACAGTACCCTGCGCCTCGGCCCTCCTTCTGAACTCCTCCTCGGTCAGCCCCATGTGATTCGCCAACGTGGTCTGCTCCTTGACGATGGTGGGCTTGCCGCCGACACCCTGCTTCTTGGACCTCTTCCTCTTGGTGGCCGCCCTCTTCTGCCCCGTCGTCATTGAGCGTGACGTCTTGGGCGTGTCGCTGCTGACCTTCACGGAGGGTCTGCACTTCGGGTATCCCTTGCTAGACGTCTTGGCCTTCGACCTGCCGCATGGCGGGTGCTTCCCGTCCTTGTCCTTCCTCGATACGTCTACCCACTTCTCCTTGAACCACCGGTTCAGGTTCTTGACTACCAGTGTATTGTGGCAGGTGCATCGGGAGTCTGAACTCATTTCTTCCCCTTCTTCTTGAACTTGCCTCGGCAGTACTGGACTGCCCATCCGTTAGCATAGGCAGACGGATAGACCTTGAACTTCCGCTTCGCTGCGGCTTTTCCTTCAGGACATAGTTTCTTCTCAAGTGCATCCCAAGCGCTTCCCATACCTACGCAATGACCGCAATCACATGACTTTATCATATCACGAACACCATCTTCGTCAACTTGTCAGCGGCTTTGCGCTGTGCGTGGAGCAGGCTGTAGCATGGGCATCGGGGTGGTTTCATCGAGCATTTCATCACGCCTTTCTCCATGCACTTGCAGGGGTTCTTCTTATCGCCGCCGCAGCAGCAACTGTCTCTCTTTAATGCCATTAACAATTCCACCTTTTCAATGCCGCACCTTTCGGTGTGAGTTTGCCGTCCTTGCTGGTCGGTCCCTTGGAACCACCCATGCGAGCGCAGAACGACTTGCGTCTCTTGGCCCTCTTGCTTCCGGGCTTGAGTTTGGATGGCTTGGTGGTGACAGGCGCTTTCAGGTTCGCTCCCGTCTCCCTCTTGAACTTGGCACGACCAGCAGCGTTGAGTCCGCCTTTCTTGTGATGGCGCTTGGGGTTGTAGCCGTGGAAGGGCTTGGACTTCTTCTTGCCCTTCTCAAAATAGTCCTCGACCAGAGTGCCGAACGCCTGTGTTGAGGGCGAGCAGCAGTCGCATGCGGCGCTCACTTGCACGTAGGCATCCGACTTCTTGACCTCCTTCTCGGGGTCTGCGGTGTCCTCCGGCTTCTTCGGCATCTTCGGGCCGACCGATATGATTAGCGCGAAGGCTGGCTTCTTCTTCTTTTTCTCCGACTTCACGACTGGGACGATGCTCGACCTCGGTATGCCACCGGCTCTGACGTTGCTATCCGTTCCAGCGAAGACGCCACCATCGGGTTCTTGATGAGAGACTGCATTCGGCAGTCCTCCGCCCCTGATGCCAACTACGCCCACGTTACTCGCAGGTAGGCCGAACTTTTTGGCTCTTTCTTGTGCGAACTGTCGTGCGAGGTCCGGGTTGTCAGTGGTGTAGGATATCCTGTCCTCGCCTCTGAGGGACTCTGGGACGTATCGGTTTGACCTCCTTGCAGGGCTGCCTCCCCTGATTCCTTGGTCGAGGACGCCCTGCATGTCGATTGTGCCATGATACTCGGTCACTGGGCCGAGGCTACTGGGCAAATCAGCGTGGTACTCACCGAGTTCGCTCTGTCTCATCTGTTCCTCACCACCCTGACGAGGCCCGTCTGCCTGCGCATCTTCGGCCTCAAGTTCCCGCGTGCGAGGTTGCGTGCGTAGCGCTTCTTGGTCTTCCTGTTCTTCGTGGCTCGCGACAGACGCTGCACCTTCGCCGCAGCAAGGCGTTTAGGGCGATTCTGAATGTACTTTGAGGACTTGATTACCCCAACGCTGACGCCGACCACGGACAATTGACGCATGCGTTATGCTTTTGTTGTTGTGCTCATTCCACTCTTCATGCCCCTACCAGCCTTAGTCGCTCCGCTCATAGCGGGAGCGAAGACACTCGGTAGTATGGCTCTACAAGGTCTCGCAGGTCGAGTCGCACAGACAGGAGTGAGCGCCGCTGCCAAGGAGGGCGCCAAAGCAGTCGCACAGGGAGGCTTGAAGGAAGGCGCCAAAGCAGCAGCGAAGAATGTTAACAGAAACAAACTCATGAACTTCGCACAAGATGCGGGTAAGCAGCACATGGAGAGGCAGCAGAAAGAGCAGCAGAAGCAGCAGAAGCACTTGGAATCGACGCGTCAGGCGGCTGAACGCTCACGCGGCGGCACAACGAGCGGGTTCGGCCAGTGAGTCGGCGTACTCCATTGCAGCCGTCACCTTGGGCCAGTATATATGAGAATCAAGCACTATTCCCCTATTGTTGGCCCATTTCATCATTTCCAAGGTTGATATGTTCGCCGTCGGGTCCTCTATGTTGATGCAGCCTCCGAAGTTCGCGATGCTGGTGTCGAATTCACGCACACCGAGGTCGTATGCCATGTCAACCCGCCTCCAGACATTGCTGTCACCCTTGTGAAAGTGAACGCCCAATGTGAAATCAGGCCTTGAGAAGTGCCTTATCACGCTCTCTACCGCTCTCAGCGTTGATTTTCCATTAGTGTCGGCCAATACAATGGTGCTTGCGACCGTCGAGAGCGACTCAACGAGCATCTGCATGCCATTATCTAGGTTATCACCCTCAAATGCGTGTGAGATGTATGCCCTGACGCTTCTCCTATCGCCTCCACGGAGCATCTTGACATACTCATCGAGCATCTCACCCATCGAACGACCGAAATTGCGCTCATTGAAGTCGTTATCGAGTGAAATGCAAATGTTGTAATTACTTATGCCTGCATTCTTAGCACGTAATAGCCCTTTTCTATTCAGAACGAGCAGGGATAGGGTCACATCCCGGTTCAAGTACCGTTTCGCTACACTTTCACTTTCACGCATGGGTGTCACTGATGGTGAGACGCAACTACCGACCTCGATATTTCGCAGGCCAGCGTCAATCATCATCTCAAGCAGAATGCACTTGCTCTCAAGGGGAATATGGTGTGTCAGCACCTGCAAACCATCACGTAGCCCAACATCAGTGATTCGCAGGTGCGACACGATGGTAGGCAGTGATGAATAGCGCTTAAGCATGATTGAGATATTGCCACATCAGTTGACTTGCTTTGGTGCTGGTGGGGTTGTCCGTGTCCTCCATCATCTGGACCAGAGCCTTCTCTATCGCCATCGACTCGATTGACGAGAACGGCAGCCCGATTGGCTGGCTCTTAATCAGGAACCAAGCGCGGTCGAAAGCGGTCATACTGACCTTCATCGGGGTATATACGGCTGTTCACTTATAAATAAACATTCTTGAGTTGTGTTTTATCTCGCTCTTGGTATATCCTTGCTACATTCTGGGCACAACGGGACGCCACCGACGTACTCAGTATTGCCCTTCTCGCCGCAGTATTGGCACGCTCTCTGCTCTTGCAGGTAGCGTATTCTCTCCATGCTCTTCCTGACTGCCTCGTCCGCCGTCACCATCGATTCCCAAGCCCTGTCCATAGGTGTGTAATACGACATATCACTGCTTCCTCCCACGAACGGGTATCCTTCGTGCTCTCTTCTTCTGAGGTTTATTACCTGACCTACCTAGGTTCTTCTCGTAGTTCAAACGTCCAGAAACGCGTTTTCGGTATCTTTCCCTGTCCCTCTCCTTGAGTTTTCGCTCCTCCTCGGCATCCTTCTCCCTCTGCTCACGGAACATCTCCTCCTGCTCGGCCTGTATCTCTTCAGGGGTCTTCTCCTCCATCCCCAGTTTCTTCGTTTTCTCAGCGCTCCTATTCCTGTGTAATACGGCAACGCCCTCCTGCTCCTCTTCCGTGAGGGGATTGTCGTACTGGAACCTCATGCTGCCCTCTGATGGCATTCGTGGGTTGTCACCGAACGTCTGACGATGGTTGTACAATATGTCACCGACCTGCTCGTTCGTCGTGACCTCCCTCTGGTCCGTGGGCACGCCCTTCGCTCCACGGTACGCCATGTCCTCGACCATCTGCCTCGTCTTGCTAGGGAGCATGCTGAAGCCTATTTCCCTCTCATTCCCCCTACCTAGTTTCTTGACGTGTGCCTTGATTCCAGCCGCTCTGAGCGCCTCATACGTCTCAGGGGACAGGGGCTGGTCGAAGTTCGCCAGCACATAGGGCGGTACTTCCGGCACCTCGACCTCCCTGCCGTCGTCAAGAGTCACCATACGAGTGCCTTGGCCCTGTCTCAGACCCTCTGTGGTGGGGCCGAAGTAGTCAGCGCCAGTGAAGTTGCCCTTCTCATCGAGGTTGAGGTTCATGGCGGGGTCGTCGCGAATGAGATACTGCAACGCCTCCAACGGGAACTCGCTCGCCATCCTCTGGTACTGCTCATTGGTGAGGTCCGGCATCACAGCCGCCATCTTGAGCATGGCCCAAGCCTTATCA